TTGGGTTTGTCAATGCCATTGCAACGGTCGAAGTTGAATTTCACGAAATACCACTTGAAATATTTCAAGTTCGTTCTAAATTTGAAGCCAAAAAACTGACTTTACATAATAAATATTGTGCAAATCAATCACTTGAACAATATGGCATTAGATAGCTTGGCGTTTTTGTGCTTCCATTTACTGATACACATCTGAAAGCTTCTGAATATTGTGTAGAATCACAAGCTATTTGATAATAGTTTGAAGCGTTTACAGTATTATTGTCTTGATATACTACAACATCAAGAAGCTGTCATTCAGTTCATCAGATTTCATTATCTAATGTGAAAGTGATTTCAGCATAGCTTGAACTTATGCTCGTATATGCAACTTGACTTGAAGCAAGTAATGTAGTTCAAGTCCAAGCTTTTTCAGTAGATGATACATCATAAGATGTTCATTCATATACATCACAATGTAAAGCTGTTGTTGGGCTTCAAGTCATCTTTACTTTCAATTTTACTGTATTACTTGCTACTCAACTTCCGATTCTTTGTATGTGAACTTGTGTGTTTGTAGCAACATCTCATATATTATAATCAACTGTTGAATTATCAAGACTTGGCGTTTCTTGTTTGAATAGTTTATCTGTTGCAACATATTTTTCTCATACAAGACATTCTTCTTCAAGGTGGTCTGAACTTCATCAAGAATTTTTCAAAATTTCTATATCTTCTTGTGCTTGTGCTAAATCATATTGAACTGAAACTTTTGTCCATTTTGTAGAATCAAATTCTTCGGCTGTTGAAACATCTGTTGAACATACATATCTATCTCATTTATACATTACAATATCTCATATTGTATATGTTTGAGAAGAACTATATTCATCTGCTATTGCTGTATCATTTGCTGATGTTTCTAATCTATCTTGAATGTCTTTTACTTGTTCAGATGTTCGATATAATGAAACTCTATCTCACGAATAGAAAGCGTGTGCTGTATTATCTTGGCTTCTATTTGAAGCTGTATCATCTTGAACACAAGTTCAAGCTCATCTTACGACAGTATAAGAATTCTGATTTCAAGCTGTTGCTTTTACGATTTCTCTTAATATTACATTTCATTCAGAATCAAGATGTTCTAATGTAAGCAAAAATGGGAATTTACTTGGGAATAGATTCTGGTCGCCGTCAGTAATCAACATTGTTGTTGCACTTGCTGAAATATCAGCTATCAATAACGAACTGGCATTATTCGTGTTTTGATATTTTGTGAAAGCCATATTGTCTGTATAAGAAATAAATCTATATTGTTGGTATTATAATCACCAATTACGAATACGATAAATAAATCTGAATATTCTCAATTATTCACTTATTACGCTTCGCAATGTTTCATTTTCTTCAAGTGTAAGTGTAATTCTATCTGGTCTGTAATTTATTTTTTCTATCAGTAGATTATGAACTGGATATGTAGTATTCACTACTGTGATTGTATCTCACGGAATAATTGACTCAATATCATATTCTGAATTGATAACTATTGTTGAAGCATTCTTTGGGGTTGAATATTGTGAAATATAGTTGTTTCAATATTCATCTTGTGTTGCTTCATTCTCTAAACTTGTCTGTTGCTGGTATTTTTCTTTGATTCAATATGTATTTTGTGATGTTGTATCATTGTAAGTCTTTATTGTTCAGTCTTTTCTTGATACATAGAATCTATTCACCATTGATTCTATATTGTAATTCAATTTCATAGACTCCAAAGCTTGTTTATTCGCTACTATATGATTTGTCTGCGTTCATTTCTTTCTGAAAGAAAATACTCATTCTGAATTTACAAATCGATAGTAATTGCAAGAATCTGCGATTTTATCTATTGCTTTCGAACAAGTGATATTATTATCAAAATCAAAGCTCAAAGATGAAGAAAACGAATCAATTCTTCATACTGTAATTAGGTTTCAAGAATAATTAGAATTGAATTCTGCAATGATTCAATTCAATAATGTTGCTACGCTTCAAGAATAACTTCAAGCATATAGAATCTTTGTCAATAAACTTGCTATTCATAAGCATACAATATTGATGTATCATTTGTTTATCTCATAGATTCTTGAAATTTGTGAAACATATCACATATATATCTGTTTTCCTTGCTTGTATCTTTCTGAATACAATATAACCTTAATAATTTCTCATCAAGAGAATGTTGTATCTCAAAAATCTAATGCAAGATTCAGATTCAATTGTCATTGTCATCAGTTCGTATTTTCAGAAAAAGATATGTCATTCATAATCAGATTAGGGTTTATCGTTGATTGATAGACTCCATTTTTATTGAATACTTTGATGTCATATCTATTCATTACAAGAACAAGTTTTTGTATATAAATATCATATCGTAATTTGCTAATGCTCAACTATTCAAGCTTGTTTCTATGTGATTCAATCAAGGCTCAATTGCTGGGAATGGTCAATTATATGGAACTATAACTCCATTGATTTTTACGAGTTTTGTTTCTCAATCTATTGTAATCAAATCTCACGGTAAAATTGACTGATTTATTGTGAAGATATATCAGTTCATATCGATAGAGAAACTATTCAAATCGTATTCAGCTTGCACGATTAGATAAATTGTTGGGTAAGCTACAACTTTTCACGTGTAATTTATTTCAGTCGCATAAGCACCACTAATTCAAGAAAATGTATTTGTAATTGATGTAAGTGTGAATGATAATGGGTTTACGCATTCAAATCTTAATTGAACAGTTCATATTCGATTCACATTATAAGATTGTCTTCAAAACTGCAAAGAAGTCAAAGTTGCTTCTCGTCTTCTTACTATTCCATTGATAATTATATCAAGATATCATTGAGTTTTGCTTGTTTGAAATTTTAGCTCATCTATCAAATCATTCAATCATTCTTCTGTTGGTGCTGTAAGGCTCATTGTCATAGTAATTGTCTTTGTTCTGTAATACTTACTCAAAGCATTTCATCAATCTGCTCTTGGGTAATTATATGTTTCAAAAGCCATACTTCACAAATCATCGTGATTCGAATTGATAATCTTTCTTGTTGTTCAGTTGTGAAGATTGTATCAATTGAAAATGAACATTCAGCTTTCTGCTTTTTTTAGCTTTTTCTGTCAAGCATTTCATAGCAATCAACTATTCAATAATATATCGTCCATTTTCTATCTGATTTGATGTAAAATTAAGCTATTCCAAAATCTTTCTCTAATTTGATTTGTCTTACTATCTCATTTGCAAGTGCATTGATATCTTCATCATTTCTTACACTTACTCACGAAATATTGATTTCTATTCCATTATTATTTGTAATCTGATTATTTGGAGTAATCATTCATCTTTGGCTTGGTGTGAATAATTCTGGTCAGTTTTCTCATACAAGATATGTTTCTCATCAATATACAACTCATCATCAAGCTTTCTTTCAAGACGACATTCTTTTTATAAGACTTTTTGCTTCACTTACTCACCTATCAACAAAACTACTTACTGCTGATGTCATACTATTCCAAGCGTTTCTGATTCAAGCAACAATACTTTGAATAAAGTTGTAAAGTCTTTGCAATAAGTCTACACAAGTATTATATCATTCAAGAAATCAGTTTTTGATATTAGTTCGCATATCTCCAAAGGCTTCTGTCATAGTATTATCAACCGTAATAGCGAAATCATCAAGAAACTGTCATAATCATTCTCGTGCTGATTGAAAATCTCACGAAAAGAAAGACATCATTATAGAAAGTCAATCAAAGAACATTGTAAGACTTCAAGTTATGAATTCTATTGCTCACGATAAGATTCATTTGATTCATTCTCGTAAAGCAAATCGATAAGTATTGATTTCAATAGAATGTTCTTCAAATCGTGTTCTTATTTTTTCAATTCGTGGTCAGATTCTTTCTTCTATATCTGCAACTGCTTCTTTTGTTTTGTCTTGTATTCATCACCAATTATTCTTCCAAGCTATTGCTAATGCTGTAATTCAAGCAAGAACTCGTCAAATAGGTCAGCTCAAAACTCCAATTGCTGTTGCTATTCAAGGCAATGCTAATGCAAGTCAAGATAATACAGCAACTAATCAAGCAACTGCTCAAACAGTAAGCATAATATTTGCTGTAAGTTCTGGGTTTTGTTCTATTCGTTCTGAAACTCTTTCTATAATAGGTGTAATAGCTTCTAATACTCTTTGAACTATTGGCAACAAAGCTTCACCAAGTGTATTCTTCATATTTTCTCGTTGTGCATTTACAACTTGTAATCTTTCAGCCATAGTCAATTGCAATTCTCACGTTTCAAGCAATTCTTGTTTTCCTTGCTTTACAACTGCATTTACAAGGGCTTGTTTCTTTTCTGCTTCTGTCAATTGTGAAGCTGTTTTTCAAAGTTGTTTAGCATATTCTTCTTGTGCTTCTGTTTGATTGATAACTATTCAAAGATTATCAAGAATCATTGGGCTTGCACGTCATAATCATCTTACGATGTCATCAAGTGCTTCTTCCATACTTCTTCACATTGCTTGTCATTTCACTCTTGCGATTTCCATAAGAGTCGCCATATCATCAGCTGATTTTACTACATTCAATGAAAGGGCTGTATTTGCAGAAGCCATAAGTTTTGTATCTGAAACAGTTCACTTTGAAGCTTTTCTCATAGCTTTTAGCATTTCATCTGCTGAAATTTGTGCTGTTTCTGTCAATCTTTCATAACTTCTTTGTAATGGCTCGTTCTCTAATGCTGAATCAACAAAAGTTTTTCATAATGCAACAACACTTCAAGCGATAGCTGTTGCTGTTGTTCAGATTGTTTTCAAAGTTTTTTTTGTTGTTTCAGAAAGCTTTGTGATTCATCATTTCACATTATCAACAGATTTTCAAAGCTTATTGATTTCTTCTATCGCTTTATTCTGTGCTGTAATTACAAGTCATAAGGTATAAGTTGATGAATCAGCCATTTACTATTTCTTATGTGATAAACTATTCATTTTTGCTTTCTGTTCTGCTCTTTTCCTTTCTATATATTCGAATTCTCTTTCTTTTTGTAGCATTCTGAAATGTAAGTCTAATATATATTCATCTTGTTTGTCTAATTCAGTTGGCGAACAATGATATACTTCTTTCATCAATACATAATCACGATGTTCTTTTGTAAGATTCTTTCAAGTTTTCAGCGTTTTTACGAATTGATTGATTATTTCATCATTATTAGCTGGGTATTTTGATTTTTTCTATTTCTGCAAGAATATCGTTGTAATCGTTTATTGAAAGCTGTGCGATTTGTTCTTCATTAAGATTTGTCATAGCTTTTACGATATAATCATTTGCGTCTTGAACATTTTCAAGATTCATTTCTACTCATTGAGAAATAGAGTTTGTGTTTGCTTTTACTCACTTGAAAAGAATTTTATTGAATTCTTTATCTATTCATCTTGTATATGCTGATGTGAATTGAACTTCTACATCTGCTCAATTGATTTTTACTTTCATCTTCTCTTGTATTAAATTGTAAAGAATTTCTCTTGTTTATATTAGGCGACTACACGGCACAAGAGAAGAAAGCCAGCAGTCGCCGTTGATATATGATTCTCGTTCTTTTAGCTTCATTCGATAGGCTCACGAGAATACTGGTCGATTAGTATCAAGTTGAATTTCCATTGATTAGAACGATTTCAATAGAAGCTCAATCTGTATTTGAATATTGTCCAGTAAATCACATTGTTTGCTTTACAATATCATTATTTCAATCAGATTTTGCTCGGTCGTTTAATCATACTTTCATCAAATCTACATAGATTGCTGAAAAGTCGTTTCAAGTTCCGTTTTCTGCGTAGAATCTGACTGCTTTCTTTGTGCTATTCAAAGCATAATCTCTTAATGTTGTATCATCAAATAATGCTTCAAAATCTCACTCAATTCAGAATTGCTGATTATATAATGAATCAACATCTGTGCTTCCAAAACATTGAATATCTGTAAGATTCTTATTGATAGCTACTCTAAAATTCTGCATACATACTTCATCAGCTGAATTTAGAGAAGCTTCATCATCTGCAAATCTTACTCAACACATTGAAGCTGTGAATGTTGGCTCATCTGAATATGCTGGCGTTGGCTCACTTCAAGGGGCGATTGCTTGCATTTGCTTTCATTGGAATTCTGCACTAAATTTCATATAGTCTGCAACTTCACAAGACAATTCGAATGTATTTATCATACAGAATGGTGCATAACTTCAGGCAACTGGGTCTATATCATAGATTGTTGCACTTGGGTGTGTATTGCTGTTTAATCTACTAAATAAATGAACATTGAAGTCATTTACTGCAACTCACGTCATAGTCCAAGTTCAGTTTGAAATTACTCACGCTGAAACACTTCAATCAAAACAATAATAAGTAGTATTTCCTATTACAAGAATCTTTCTCAACACTCATCAAGAAACTGTATCTCATCTTTTAGGAGTTCATCAAGTAGGTGTTCAAGTGAAAACTTTCAATTTTTCATAGCTTCCTAATGCAAGCTCTAATAAGTATCAAATTGAATCGTTTTTAACGTTTCACTCTAATGATAATCAAGAGAAATTTTTAGTAGTGAATGAATCATATACTTCATCAATTACTCCATATCAAGAATCATCTAATGCTGATTCTGTTGTTGGGTTTAATGTTCAAGCTGTTTTTGGCAACCATACAACTGGCTGAACAGCTGTTCATCTTGTTGATTCGATTCAAAGTCATATTGCTGACTTTCTTCCGATAAATGCGTCTGACATTTTTATAATTGTTTATAAAATAAATTATTCTATTCACTTGTTTTTATATTCAGTCAATGCTTTTACTTTCTTGTAAGCTTCTTCAAGGCTCTTTGCTTCTACAACTATTCACAATGCTGGGAAGCTGTATTTCCTTTCTGATTTTGCTTTTACATTTGATATTTCTTCCTTTTCTGGGCAGTTTTTACATTTTCTCGCCATTTTCATTATAATTAAGATATAAACTATTGCTCAATTGATGTGAATCTACAACTTACTTCGAACACTCTAAAAGGCTCTTGCGTGTCTGTGAATCATCGTTCATAATCAAATTCACATTTTACGGTCTTTCAATTACTATTAGTCCAAGTAATCGTTCAGATTTCTTTTAGCTTTTGTAATACCATATCAGCAACTACTCTTATATTGTCTTCTACATCTCAATAATTGCTGTATGTTCTATCAATCAGTCTTACTGTGTAATTGATTTGATTTTCATAACTACAACTATCTAATAAACTAACTGCTCAATTGCTTGGGGTAATAATAATTGCTGGAAGACTGATTCAATTTTCTATCTTTATGTCGTGATTATATACTGCTCAAACTTTCAAATCTGTATCTTTGATTTGATTCATATATTGATAGATTGTATCTCATATTTCTTTGAAGCTGTATGTAATTGACATTTATTTTAATTCCTTTGATAAATCTTCATTGATAATCTTCTGAATTTGGTCTTTATTTTCAGAATATCATCTTCGCAAATATTTCTTTGTTGTTGGCTGTAAGTTGTTCACAAATTCACGAACTTTTGCATATTTTACATCACTTCATACAACAACCATTCATCTTTGAATTCTATTGAAATCTGTTGAAATGCTTTTTCTTAATGTTCATCATCTCCTTTTCTTATTGCTTGGCGTTGGTGGGTAATTTTCACGTCTTCGAACTGGTGCGTTCTGTTTCGCTTTGTTCTGAATCAATAATGCAATGTCTGTAAGTATTGTTTGAACAGCTGACGATACAGATTTATCAAGATTCTCAACTTTATCTCGGTCGCCATTGAATGTGATGTCCATTAGTTTCAATTGCTTTCTACAATAAATGATTTGTAATACTTTCTCTTTGCTCAATCTCGATGTTCAACACTATTTACTATGTAAGAAATACTATCGCATACTACTTTATCTCCAACTTCTACTTGCTTATCTGAATACATCTTTTTTGTCTTCAAAAAAGCTTCTCAAACAATTCAGTCTTTTGTGCTTACTGGCTGAATATTACAAGCAAACAAGATTCAAGTTTCTGAATAGCTTGATACCATATTTTCATTAGTGATATATTTGTATAGATATGCTTTCTTGTTGTATAATATGCTCATTGATTTAGATTGGCAAATTAAAGTTCTTATATTTGTTTAGAAGTGTTGAAAAGCTGAAATATTGGTCATCTGGTGTCAATGTTCAGTTGCTTCAAGTCTTACTTCCGAATGTGATTGATTCATCTCATAATCTATAAGATTGAACTCATTCGTAATTATGTTCTTGTCGCATTCAGCTTGCTAACATCATTTCCATTAGTTTCAAATCATCTGGAATAGTTTGATATCAAGCTGTATATTCGATTTCAGCCATTCACCAATCATTCAAAGCTATTTTCTTACAAATTATTCTTCTGTCATAGATAACAAGATAATCTGTTCACTTTACTCGTGGCGTTGCTTCTCAATTGATTTTATCAATGCTTACAACTGGCTTATTCTTCAAATAGAATTCAAGTCATCTTGGTGAATCATATATTCATCTTGATTCAATAGTTTGTTTCTGTGTTCATAGAGAAAAACTATCTACTCAACAAAGATTGTTCAACTTCTCATTTGCTGAATTCAAGAATGATGTCAAAAGTGTATCTTGACTCGTATCTGATTCGTCCATTCATAGATAGGCTTTGAATTGTGCAAGTGTTGAATAGCTCATTATGATTGTTTCTTACTAAATTATTTCTTTTTGCTGACTTTCTTTTCAGCTTTCTTTTCTTCTTTTGCTTCTTCTTGAACTTCTTCTCGGTGGCTTCCATATGCTCTTAATAAGTATTCAGCCATTGATTTATCAAACTCGTGTTTTTCTCACTTCTTGATTTCTACTCAATCAACGAGTTCATCTTCAAGAATTGCTTTTAATATTTTCTTCTCCATTTCTTGTTTAGATATTGATATAAAGTTCTTTGGAAGAACACCATATTGCAGATGTTCTTCCATTGAATTTATGCTATAATGAAACATTTACTCCAAGTCCAACTGTCTTTCCAAGTCCAGCTTTGTTGTTTACAATAGCGAATCAGAATTCCATAGTTGCAACGATTTTGATTCCTTTTCCAAGAACACGTCCAACTTCGATTTGTAAAGGTTTTCCGAAACCATACTGAATAGCTGGCTTATAAACACAAGCGAAACTTCCTTTTGTATTATCAGAAGATGTAGCTGAAACAACTCCTGTTGAATCAGTCTTTGCTGGGAAGTTCTTTGCAACTAATACATCTATATTCCAGATTTTAGCCAAAACACCAGTTGATATTGTTGCGTTTGGTCAGAATTTGTCCATAGTAATCAATTCAGACAAAGCTAATGATTTGCTATAAACATTGCTTGGCTCAATGAATAATAAGTCATTTAATTCAGCTTGATATCTTGGGTCAAGAACATCTTTAACTGCAAGATATTGTGCAGATGTAAGAGTTCCAACAGAAATAGCTGTATTTGCGATTCCAACTTTTCTGATTCCATTATCTTGCTGTGCGTAGTAAGCAGTTGCTGAATATGTTCAGTTTACATTTCCAGTTGTTGCACTATCTCCATTGATTATTACAGCGTCAATAGTTTCACCAGCACTTCTGTTTACTCTTTCTCTAATGATAGCTTCTAATCTATCAGTAGCATAAGTAAGTTCTCTATCAGATACATCAACAGTAGTGATGAATTGTCATTGAGAAATAACTACTTTATCAGTCATTGGTCAATTATTAGCTGGTGTAAGACTTCCAGCACCAGTTGTCCATTCAGTATTTCATTGGAATAAGTTTGCTTCTCCAATTACTGGAACAACTTCTGAAATAGCCATATTGTTTCCGTGATTTCAAGGAAGTAATGGCAATAATCTTGAATAGTTTCCTAACATATCTAGTAAAGGGTCTGCTACTACATTAGTAGGAATTAATTCAGCTCAAAAGTTTGTAGCTCACGTGTTCATAACTTCGTTTGCTTTTGCTTCTTCTTCTACTTCTGGCTTTTCTACAACTTCTTCTTTTACGAAGATTTTTGCTTGTTTTCTTGCTTCTGCAATAAGGTCTTTGAAGTTCATTTGTAATTAAAATACGAAATAAAGATTATAAAGATTTGATGATTGACGCAATGTCAAAGTATCATCATTTTTTAAGTGGTCTTTTATATTGAAGTCCACTATTGACTGGTGTATTCTTTACAGCAGTCGCCATTCTATCAATAGTTTCTAATGATTCAGCGAAAAGCTTCGTCATTTGTTCAACTTTTGATTCAAGTGATTTGATTTGCTCATCTTTCATTGCAAGCTTATCATCAAATGATTTCGTAAGCTGTGCGATTTTAGACTCAAAATCGAATCATTTTTGTGATTCTACTTCCATTGATTTAGTTTCAACGATTTCTTCATCGTGTTTTTCAACGACTTCAACATCGTTTGATTCAGTTTCAGAATCATTTTCAGAACTTTCTTCAACTTCTGCTTCATCACTTATTTCAGAATTTTCATCTGCTCAATTGATTTCGTTGATTTCTTTAATTGTGTCTTCTTCCATTAAAGAATCATCAACCTTTGTTTCTACTTCTTCTACTTCTTCTGAATTTATAGTTTCTACTACTCATTCTTTCTTATCGTCTGCTTCTTCGCAAATCTCTTTTGCTTCAACTTCTTCGTTTGGGCGTTCTTCTGTTTCTTCTATTTCTTCTGACTCAATTTCTTCTGATTTTTCTTCTTCTTGAACATCTGCTCATTCTTCAACAGCTTCTTCTGTCTGCTCACTTTCTGCAACAGTCTGAACTGATGTTTCTTCTTCTTTTTCTTCGCTTTCTTCTTCTACAACTTCTTCTTCTGATTCTTCTTCGTGTTCTTCTACTTCAAGCAAATCTTCAATAGACTTACTCAATGCGTATGGGTTCATTGGAACAGAAACAACACTTATCTCGTAAAGCTCTAAATCTTTAATGATGTTTGTCATATCATATGTTCAATCTGCAAGCTCACGAACATCAGTATCATAATCTTTTACTGAATATCAGATTGAGAAAGCTCTTAATACTCCATTCTTGATTAAGTCCATTACTCAATCAGTATTCTGTGATATCTTGGCTTTGATAAATAATCAGTTGTCATCAATATTAGCTTCTTCAACAATTCCAATTGGCTTGTCCATTTTATGTTGAAGCAAAACAATTGGGTTTGTCATATATCTTTCTAATGCTGATTGAAAAGCTTTTGGCTCAACAACATCTCATCATCTGTCTTTGTCTTTTGTTGAAGCATATCAGCTTATCTCAACAGCTCAATCTTCTGTTTCTTTCACAGATTTTGTTTCTCGAAGTGATTGGAAGTATCACTTGTCTTTTACTAATTTGAACTTCTTCATTGTTCTTTTGTAAGATATAAATCTATTTTGCTCTACGGTATAGAATTGTGCAACGACAATTTGGTCATCAAGGTGGAATGGCAACTCATACACTTGGGTATGTATAGTCAACACTCACTCGTCATAATTCTTCACATTCACGATGTTCTGGTCTTACTCTTGAATCGTGGCAAGTTTCTCGTTTCTTCTCCATAGGAATTCACACATCACTCAACTGTTTAATTGGCTGATAGTTTCAATATTCATATGCTTTTCATATTTCTGTAATCGCTATGGTATTAGCACGTCATTTTCAGAACAACACTTCACTTTTCTTTTCTATTTCTTTTGCAACTTCATCAACTGTCAGATTATTATCGATTCAATTCTTCAATATTTCTATTACATCGTGCTTCGTTGTATGGCTTATACTTCATTTGTAATCTGATAGCTCTAATTCTCATCGATAATTCTCATAATTACTTATTACATCTTCATAGTATCTGAATCAATTTTCTTTCAATAACGGCTCTAATAATCTATAACTTCTCTTATATCACTTCTCGACTGACTTTTTTATCTGTGGCTTCATTGAATCAATCATATCATATATTCACATACTTCTTCGGAATCATCATAACGGCTCATTGTTCTCTATGTCAAATCGGTCTTTCTTTTCTCTATATATATGCACGTGTTCATTGTTTAGCTTGTTTCGTGTAAGTTCTATATTGTATTTGTAGTTCTCATATAAGTCTTTTAGATGTGCTTGTAAGAATTCACTTTGTTTCTTGAATGATTTTTCGATTATCGTTCTGATTTTGATTTCTCTACGTAAGAGTCTTCTGTAATCTGCTGAAACGCTCATCGATTATGCTTCATCAAGTGATAAAACTGGGTCAAGGGCAACATCTTCAAGCAATACAACGTTTCTCGATACAAGCAACTTATCTGCATTCTCATCATCTATCTTTTGGAATCATCTTTCAATTCTTGCTTCATTGATTGTCATTATTCAGCATTGAACATCTTTTCTTAATCATTCCATTCGCTCTTGTGTTTCTTCAAGCTGTTCTCAATCAGCTTTTACTCGAATCTTTTTCCGTAAGTCTGGTCTGAACATTTCAAGCAACTTATTCAATATATGCTCAAAGTCTGATTCAAGTGGTCTTAATGTTCACTCTATGAATGCTTTTCTTTGCGTTTGTCAGTTTGAATAATTCACATCTTCTACATATCACAATTCTGTTTTAGGAACTCCAAAGACTGCTGATATCTTTTCTGTTGTAAGATGTCTTTGATTGATGAATTCCATATCTCTTGGTGAAAGTGATATTGTCTTTATCTCTTTTATTCATCAAGCAATAAGTGTTTTATGCTGATTATTGCTTCACTTGTATTGTGCTTCAAATTGGTCTTTCGCATTCTGCATTTCTTCTGGTGTCATATTGTCATCAAGAACAAGCAAAGCTGACGGTATTGCTGAATTCTGATAGAATGAATAGTTTGTTTTCTGTGCTTCAAGGTCTGCAAGTGCGTCATATATACATCAGCTCAATACTCACATTCAATCTGCTTGATTATGAACAGAATCTTCTCGTTTGAAGTATGCTATTTCTCTTGGTGAATATCTTTCTTCACGTCAATCTGATGAAACTGTGAAATATTGTATTACTCCATATTCATTGACTGTCTTACTTACCATTCTTGAATCAACAACATCAAATCAGATAGCTATTCATCAATCATTATAAACTGGCAAAAAGTATAGTTCTCACGATAGCATATAATTCTTGTATAGCTCTTTCTTCCATTTAAGAAAAGTAGGTGCTTGAAATAATCAATACACTTCATCTGTAATGATATTGTTCTCTATTGTCTTTCTTTGATTATCTTGTAGGTATATTCAGTTTCTTGCAACTCAATTAGAAATTTTTTGAATAGCTTGGCGAATATCTCCATTGTATTCGTAAAGTGTATAATATGTATTCAAATCAAGTGAATAGTCGTTCTTTAATAATGAAGATAGACTTCTTAAACTATTTCAAGAAAAAGACTTTGTTTGAATTCATAAAGTCTTTGCAACTATGCTTTTGATTTTTTCTGCGAATCACATTCAGCTGTTTGTGATATAAATATCATTGTCTGCATTATAATCACAAATAGCGAATAAACATAATTATTAAGAAAAAAGCAAGTATCTAACTTGCTTTCTTTTCTTCGTTTAATTTGAAGTCTATTGTTGGAATGTTCTCTATCTTTACTTCGATGATATCAAAGCAATCTGGAAGCTCAATTTTTTCTGGAAGCTTGTATTCATATCAACACTTCTCTTTGGCTTCTGATAACATATCAACATACCAATTATAAGTCTTTACGAATTGAACAAACTTGTCTTGAAACTCATTAGCATTCTTTACACAATCACGCATTCCATTACACAACTGCATAAGATAATTGAATTGCTTGTCAATGCTCATTGTTTCTTCAAGATGTCTGTCTTCTTCGACCTTGAATGTAAATTCATCGACTTTGGTGTAAGTTCTTTCTGACATTATATTATAATAGAATATAAAACACTAATCTGATTCGAACAATCAAGGGTCAAGATTGTCTTTCTTGTTCTGTATATGCTTTCGAAATTCAAACAACGAGATTTCTGTTGTATATCTTTCTGTTTCTGATTCTTCATTCACTTTTGATAGAAACTGAATGATTTGATTCTCACATATTACAACTTCCATTGCTTCTGCTTTCTGTTGTGGTGAATATCGACTGCTTTTTCTTCTCATATCGATTAGAATGCTCAAATAAAAAAGCTCTTGTTTGTGCTTTGCATTGCTAATAGCATTGCGTCGATACGGTCATCGTGTTCTCCATTTGGGAACGATAACAATTGTTCTATCAATTTATCATTTCAATATCACGGTGCGAAATAGACTTTCTTGTCTTCAAATAATACTTGTTTCTCCATTAGTCTTGTTGTCTTGTCTTTGATAGTCTTATATTCTTGAACAGCCATTCACATTCTCTTGAATACATTCTTCAAGACTTGCTGATATGCGACTGTTTCAACTACAACTTTTTTTGCTTGATATTTTATATACATCTGATTCACTATGTTTGATGAAGCTCAAATGTCTTTCTCTTTTCAATTCAATCATATGCTTTCAAGATGATAGATTCTGTCTTGTATGAATCACGTTATATTGATTGCATATTCATCGCTTCATTCTTTTTCACTTACAGCTGGGTCAACTCATATCTGAATGTAATCGAACTTGTAATTCCTACACTCATTATCGTATTGAATCATATCTCTTGTAATGATGTGCTGTCATATCACATAAGGAACTAATAAATAGTTCTGACTAAATGATATGCTTCAAAGTCTTCTTCTTTCTGATTCAAGCGATGTGTATCTTCTATGTATATCACTTATTCATTCATTCAGCTTGTTCGCTTCTTCATCTGTTTCTACGAATCTATCTCGAACTATCTTGTTTTCTTTATCATAGATTGGTATTCTGATTATTGTTCGATTCTTATCATTTGCGATGTGTTCTCTAAATCTTGGAACTAATCAATCTTCGTATATCGTGTTTCATAAGAATATCATTTGAGTCTGATTTGTCGTTCATCATAATACTTCATTCAATAAGAACTCGAAATTCTTATCTATCTTCTTCTTGGAATCTGTGCTTGCAATTGTATCAACATCATCAAATATCAACAAGTCTGGTCTGAATTTTCAATCTGGTGCTGTATAGTTCTTTCATCTTGGTGATGTTCATAAAGACATCGCTCTAACATAACAATCGTTTTCTGTAATAAACTTATCGATTCTCTTTATTTTCTTCTGTCATTGCTTGATTGTATAATCTGGGTAATATAAGTTTCAATAATCTCTAACAAATCTTTCTCCTCAGTCTGTATCTCATATGAAGCTGTTCGCTATGTAAGTCAGATTTTCTTCTGCATTGTCTATCGTTTGGGCATATCGCATTATGTTTCTACGTTTCTTGTATGCTATACATCGGCTTACATACATCTGTGCAATAGTTGTTTTAGCACTTCATCTGAATCACTCTATGAATACATTCTTTCATTCTTCCAATGCTTGATAGATTTCCAACAAGCACGCTGGTGTATCGAATGTGTAATACTCCATAAAATAGAATTGGCAGAACTCGAAGAACTTTTGCTCATAGTATTTGTTTCTCAACAAGCTACTTTGCTTCATTATCTCTATTGCTTCATTGCGATTCATTGATAATATAAAATATAAATTGTCAATATGCTGTGTTTTTCGTTTCTGCTCGGAAGCGATTTTCTCTAATCAAGCTTTCTATCTATTTATTTGACTTTTGCTTATCTTGTGATTTTCACATCAACACATCTAACGCTTCTTTCTCATCATCTGTCAGTTCTGCTCTTTCATTCTTGATGTTTCAATCTACTTTCGATATGTTCGTTGGTAATCATCTTTCTGTTCTCGATATCTTTCGCATATTCATTATGTCGTTCGAATTCAGCTTCCTTTTCTTTTCTCATTTCTGTGCTGGTCTTCTGTCTTCTTCCATTTGCTTCTCCATTCGTTCAAGCATATCTTCATTCAACATCTCATATCTTCATACATTATCGCTTATCTCTTTCGCTGTTTCTTCTCATTTCTCTTTTAATGCTTGCTCATAGATTCTTCTTTTGAATTCTTTCTTCTCTTTCGTTCGTCATTTTGTCATCGTAGTTCGCTTCGAGTTGTATATCACTCAACTATCACTCAAAAATCATTTTACATCATCGAAATCTGAAAGCATAAACTCCATTTTGATTTTGTCATAATCTCGCTTTTGCTTTGGCATTTTCTTATCTTATCATATAAAGCTTAATATATGGGCAATAACATCAACAGTTCGTCAGTTTCATAACATCTTATATCTTTGTGTGTCGCTCACTCATTCAGTATAGTTATCTGGTAATGTTTGAAGTCTTTCACATTCAATGGGTGTCAGCTTTCTTATTCTATGCTTTTCTATCACACCATTTGGGTTGCTTGCTCTTAATGTATATGCTTTCTGACTTCCATAGCTGTTTCAGAAGTTTGGGCTGTTTCATATCTGTGTAGCACAAGGTATCTCAACTTCCTTTATCAACTTTATTGTATTACACATTGCTCAACAATGTGATGTAATTGCTCATATCTTTTCATCTGATTTTATGTTTAGGTGTTCTATTCATCTATCATTTCTTCACTTTCATCGGCGTAATAATTGATTCACTTGTTCTTCTGATAAGTAATATTTCTCATCTACTTTTTCTTCTAATACATCTTTCAATAAAATTCACTTATCTTTTGGCTGTGAAATGCCAGGTATATTCGTTCGGTATAATCTTTTTCTGTTCTGTGCTGACACCAAACTACTATTTATCTCAATCGGCTCTACTCACAATTCTCTACTGATTATATCTTGCCATTCTTTCTTCATTTTCACATTCTCCAACAAGAAATATCTCGGCTTCGTTTCTTTCAACACTCTTACATATTCGAAGAACAACTTACTTCTTGGGTCATCGAATGCTAATTTCTTTCAAGCTACGCTGAATCATTGACAAGGGCTTCATCATAATAGTAAGTCTATATCATACCCCCCCCCAACGATATTTTGAACATCTCATACTTCAATGATGTCTGGGTGATTCTTCTGTGCTATCTGTATTGCATATTTATCTATCTCACTCGCATAGTATTTATCTATCTTGATTCAAGCACGAAGTAAAGCTTCATATCAACAAGCGATTCAATCAAATAAGCTCAATATTTTCATTCTCTTGTTTATACATCTAAATGTTTTCTGCTTGCGATTGCTTTCACAAGCTTTTCGTAATTATCTATCATTTCTTCCAACTCGTATGTCTTTATTGAATACACGCTCTTATCATTCATCATTTCATCTACTTTTTTTATTCCATACATTTCTATCATTCGGCGTGTATATCTCATATAGTTTCAATTCAGTATCACATTACATCTCATACATCAAGCGTGGCAATTATCTTCATCAAATCTATATTTCAATACTCACCTACTTATGAAGTGCATATTCTGTGATTCTTTTCGATGTTTCTTTGCTCAACATAATGGGCAGATAACTATTCATTCAGAATCGCAATCACGAAGTCTGATGTATTTTGAGAATATATCATCAAGCTTCTCGATTGCTTTCTGTCTTGGTGTTTTTTCTGTCTTACGTTTTCTTGGCATAAAAAGAAAAAGCGATAGATAAATATGTGCGTATCAATCGCTCTACCAATTAGATATAACTTATGTCATCTATAAGCTATTGTAAAGTATGATAATTACAAATGAATTTTACAAAAAAGCAGACTTTTACATCTGCTTCTTTGCTTTTCTAACTAACACTCGATATTATGCAAATAACTTATGTATATTGTAAAGTATAACAATTACAAATATTCTCTAATATATTTCTGTAAATCTCAAACACGCAAATATTTGATAGAAAATCAGCGTTCTTTTGTTCTGCTGATATTATTATCTATTCTTACTGGAATATATCTCTTTCTGTTCTTTAATATCGTTGCTACATCTTTTCATTCCAGCCAAGCTATTTCTGTTGCTGAAAATCATTTAATCATTCCAATTTTCATCTACATATTTTGATATATAAAGTCTGATTTCTGATTCATTATCGTATATGTTTTCTGTATCTCGTTCTGCTCTATCGAATCGTGTATAGTATTCGATAATCTCTTTCACTTTCTGCTTCATAGGTCTATTCTTCTTCACGTTGATTTGTTCTTTTCGTTTAGAATCAAGATATTCTTGTAATGTCATAATCATTTCTCTTGTTTGATAAATCAACTAAATATACATTTCTTGATGATAATTACAAGCTTTTCATCTCTTTGACTAAATCTTCTTGAAGCTTCTCCATTCTTGCACAGTATTCTTTGTATTCATCTTCATACATTCATCTATCTTTTTCTGATATGTATCGTTCACATCATAGCTTTTCTAATATCTTCCAACAAGAGAAGAATAGCTCTTTCTTTTGCTCAACTTCTACGTTCTTTGGTAAGCTTGTTTCTGTGTATCGTTGCAAGTCTTCCAACATAAACTTCACATCTTCGCTATTTCTATCAAGTTCGTGAGATGTTCTAATATTGTGATGAATTCGATATAAGATGTGAGATAGATGTTCTGTTTCTGTGTAATCTTGTCGTCAAGTATTCTTTGGCTTCTTTCAGATTCCGAACATATATCATATTGAAAGATATTTTCAGAAATCTTTCTTCCAATAATCATCAGCAACTTCTATTTCTTTGATAGGTGAGATTTTCTTTGAATTCCAATATCTTCAAAATCTGTTTTCAGAATGTCATAGCTTCATATCACTTGAACGCATTCTCATTCTGAACTTTACGGCATTCTCATAATGTTTGAAGATGTGTTCGGTTTGTTCATCAAGATATTTGTCTTTGATGATAATCTTTCGTGCTTTCATTGATTGTGTATATAATGAAATAAAATTAGAAGCGATATTTGTGAGATTTCCAAGTTCATTCTTCTGTATATACGCTTCATTCTGCTCTTACATCTGAAAGTGAATCGATAATCGAGATTCACATAATCAACATATATTTCAAATTGTCTTCATAATTGCTGAATCTTTTCAATTTGAAGCAATGATTATGAATTCGATTTGCATATGTTCATATTTCTGATGTTCTATCATATCTATCGCCGTCATTATAATAGCGATAGTCAATCTTACAGATAGCTGTTGCAAGTTGCGTAGCTTTTGTAAGTCATTCTCATTCATCTGGCAAATAATTTCATTGCTCAATTTTTTTGTTGAACTCATTCTCTAATTGTTTCAAGGAATGATTGTTCATAAGGTCGATAGTTGTGTCTGTCATTTGATTGTGTAATAATAAGATAAATGTTTTGATAGGAAGAAGCTCTTACGCTTCTTCCAACCATTTCTTGAACTTTGCTTTGTCATTGTAAATCATCTCACTTCTTGCGAATGCTCGTAATAATCTTTGAATCTGGTCTTCAAATCTTTTGATTTTGTTCTCGATTCGCTCATTGTCTTTGATTTCTCCAAAGTGATTAGATAAATCACAAGCTTCTGTGTAAACAAGATTTGCGAACTTGTTCTCCAAGATGAATCTTTTGTCTGCTGATTCAAGCTCGAACAAGAAGTCTTCTAATCTGTTGTAAAGATTCATTCTTGAATCTGTGTTGTTTGTTGTGTCTGTCATTTGCGTGTTTGTAAAGGAATAAAGCTTTGTTTCGTGATGTGTTCTCACTATCACGATATAATTATATAATAATATGATATTCAAAATCAAGACAAAAGTCAAAAAAATGTATACTTTTTTTTATTTACTACTTTTCATTTTGTAAAAATGATATATAATAATAGTAAGCAAAGACAAGAAATATAGAAAAAGCGTAGTTCTAAACTACGCTTCTTTCAGTTTTTTATGATAAGAGTATTATGCTTGTCTTTACACATCGAACGATGAAGAATATCGTAAGAAATGTAATTCATCAATATATAAGACATCATATACATCATCAAAAGGCTTCTTTCATCTGATAATCATTACGAAATAAATCTAATATCTTCTTCAAGTAATTTCTCGTAGTTCTTCTTTGAGCTTTTTGTTTTCCTTTACTATTGCTTCTCTTTCGCCGATTTTGTGTTCTTCTAATATATTATATTTCTTTAATAGTTCTCAATACGCTTTTATGAATTTCTTCAATTCTTCATTCAAATATTTGTTTTCTTCTTTCAGAATTTCATTTTCTTTTCTCAACACACACAAGTCATTATTTAATATTTTTCACTCAATATAGACAAAATCTAAATCTGATTTCAGCTTTTTATTTTCTTCTTCTAATCTCTTATTATCTTCTTCTAAATCTGCACATTCTTGCTCTAACATATTTATTCTATCTAATTCATAATCTCCTGTATGTTTCATTCTCTCCATAGGTAAATAATATAAAAGTCTGATTATTTACTAAAGTATTCTTTAGTTTTTATTGCCATATCTAATACATCAAGGTATACATCGTCACAAGCCATTCGTTCTTCTACTTTTATATTTGGTCGGTACTTTCATAGTTTATTCATAAGTTCGGCTACTCTCTTTCTCTGTTCTACTTCAGCTTTCTTTTTTTCTTTTTTCATTTTCTAAGGGTAAATAATATAAAAGTCTGATTAGTCTAAAGTGTTACAATTCTTCAATCTCAAAGTATGAATACATCAAATACATTATCTACGATTATATGTTTTACT